CCAACATTTGAAGGGTGAACTCTTTCACTGTCTTCATATACTGGACGACCTTCGTAGTCACCTGTGTACATTAGGTATCCACCATGGTAGCTGAAATCTTTACGGTTGAATTTTGTCATGTCTATCTCCTATTTGATATAAACAATATAACCTATCTAAAAAGGAATGTCAACAGTTAATTTCATTTTATTTGAAGTTTTTTTAAACTTTATGGATTTCTTTGTATTTTTTACGAACAGACAAGAAATGTTCAAGGTAATCATAGGTATTTACTTTGAATACTTGTGGTTCATTACCATCTACAGTAATCAAAATTACTCCTTGTTTGATAGGAATACCAGTTCGTTCGTAAAATGCTGCTGCATAGAAAGATGCTTGAATGAAGTAACTCGTAATCCATTCTTCTTTCTTTGGTTTACGACTTGTCTTAAAATCAACAATAGAAAGTTGACCATCAAACTCTGCGATACAGTCAACTTGACCAGCACATTTGAGCCTATCACTATACAAGAATTCCTCTTGGAAGTATATGTTGTTTAAGCGTTCATCTAGGATTGTTTTCAAGTCATTAAATGATGCAAGGTTTGCAGGCATAGCACCTTTGTTCCAGTCTGGTAAATTATCCAAATAGTCTTCAGCTAATTTGTGGACTGCGGTACCTCGAGTAGCAGCTTGACGAGAAATCCTATTGGCTTCTTCTTCTCCTACTCGTTTTCGCCATTCAAGAATACCATCTTTGCTGAGTACACCAAGAACAGTAGTGATAGAAGGATAGGCATTACCATCGGGAGTAAAATACCTACGACCTTCTTCTGTAGTTTTTCGAGTGAGTTTTGGAAGCACGATGTCGTGTTCTACATGATTAAACATATTATAGCCTTTTTTCAATTCAGTTCTATAGTAACACAGAACTATTCAAATGTCAACTATTTTATTCAGCCTCTGCTAAATGAGCTGCATAAGCTGCTTTAACTTCATCAGTATGAACTACATTACAAATGGCTTGAACATCTGCGCTTTCACCTGTGATGTCTGCATTTGGTGCAACGACACGTCTGTGAAAACTTGAAGAGAGTTCAACTCCATCTTCCAAGATTGCCGTTTTTGTGCGAACCTGCACCATTTTGAAATCACCAACGATTTCAATTTTGTCTTCTGTTATTACTTTTTCTAAAGCCATTTATTTTCTCCTGTCCGACCCAATCTCCGAAAGGGTTAAGTTGTAGTCATTGTTCCAGATCCATATACTGTCCAACCATTAATTAAGTTAGTGCATAGGTAATTGCCAGTGTCTGGTCCACCCGTTACCGTAACATATACTTTATTGTCATTAGTTCTAGTATATCCTGAGTAAGTTTGACCTGATCCAAGAGAGTCTGCCTCTCTAATAAAGTTAAAGCTTACTGTGTGACTCTCATCTGTAACACCTGCAGCAGTGTTTGTAAATGGAAGTCCACCAATATTGATATTTCCAGATCCACCAGATACCGAATCTAATTTTATATAAAATCTATAATGAACCAAGTTTCCGATTTTAGTATATCTACCACCAGTGTTGCCGTTATATGTAATTGTTGGATCAGTGCTAGTACCTAAAATAGTAGGAGTCCATTCGCCTTCTTCATAGTCATTTAAGATGTTACTTGTTGATGTACCAGTACCTCCAGCATCGCCAAAGACTACACCATCAGTTAAGTGGATTTCTTTAAATGCAGAAGTTGTGGAACCTAAGTTTAGGTATCCAGAAGCACCTGATGTTGTTGCACCTGCAGGGAGTGTAGGCACAATTGCCGCCTGAGTCGCTTCACCATCAAACCTTATTCTTGGATCTGAATTAGTACCTTCTGATCCCATGTATAGATATTTACCTTGGTTAAGTCCAATCAGTGCCTTATCAACACCTGCATCTGCCAACCTAAGTCTATTTCTATTATCAATTGTAACATCACCATCGATTGTAGATTCACCAGTAACACTTGTAATTAGATTTTCCCAACCAGAACCATTATAGATTTCTACCTGATCTGTTGTTGTGTTGTAGATCATGTTACCTTCAGCTTGAGAAGTTAATGCATCTCTTGCTGTCGTATCAATTTTATTAAATCTTACTGGGTTACTTAAGTATTCCATATTTTGCGCGATATGAGTCATCGCGTTATATTCAGTAGTAACTTCGTAATTTGTAGCTGAACCACCCACAACACTTGATAACTGTAAAACACTACTATTAAGGGTTGGTCTTATAGTTAATTGCTGATAATTTAATGATGGTGAGTTGGTTCTATCGTGAGATGTAATTCTCAATAAGTTGTTTTGAGAATACATAGTTGCCCGCGTTTGATATGCAGAACCATCTGTAGCTTCAAAGTTAATTTGAATATTTGCATCAGTAGAAATATCTGACGGGTTAGCAACATCTTCAACAAGACTAATTGGATTTGCGTTAAGGAATTTCTTTGAGTTAATGTCTAAGTTACCACCAAGTTGTGGTGATGTATCAGCAGAAACATCAGGATCTTGAGCTTCTGGTCCTTGTACACCTTGTAAACCTTGAGTACCAGCTTCACTTAGACCTTGTAAACCCTGAACGCCTTGCATTCCTTGGATACCTTGTAGACCAATTAAACCCTGAACGCCTGCGCCCGTAATACCTTGGGCACCTTGTGTACCAATAGCACCAACTCTTTCAAAGGAAACAATTAAGTCAGTTTGGTTTGTAAATGATGTTCTATTTCCAGCTTCCCAAACAACACCAATTTCAAAGAATCCGGTTTCTTCCGTAACAGCGGATATGGAATATAGAACATATTGGTTAGGTGTTCCGGCTGGAGATAATCTAATATGCCCTTTAACGTTACCAGCAGGATCGTCGGTAGTTCTTAAATAAGATTGAATATCTACTGATGCTGAATCTGCATCGTCAATGTATAGTACTGAAGCAAATTGGAGGTTAGCTGCATCGGCAGCAAATCTACCAGCACCAGGATCTCCGCCTAATGTTGAGTTATTCCAAGAATATGGAAATTCTGTTCCGCCATAAGAACCACTTGCACCTTGTAAACCAGATGTACCTTGAACACCTTGGTTACCATCAGCACCGTCGGATGGACCTTGAGTACCAATAACACCTTGTACACCTTGAGTACCAGCTCCGGTAGTACCTTGAAGGCCAATGCCCTGAATACCTTGCGGACCTTGTGGTCCGTCAGAAGGACCTTGTAAACCTTGGATACCTTGTCCGCCATCGGTTCCTTGAGTACCAACACCATCATCGCCCGCGGTACCTTGTAAACCTTGAACACCATCACTTGGTCCTTGAATACCTGGAGGACCTGCTGGACCTTGCGCACCATCAGACGGACCTTGGATACCAAATGGTCCTTGAACACCTTGGACTGCTTCAGCTTGAACACCTTGAACACCTTGGAAACCAGGAGTTCCTTCTGTACCTTGGAAACCCTGAAGTGTAGTACCTTGTGTACCTTGCATGCCCTGAACACCTTGGGCATCAAAACCTTGTACACCTTGGTTACCTTCGCCGGCCAAACCTTGAACACCGTCGTTACCTTGAATCCCTGGTCCTTGTACACCTTGGAAGCCGTTTTCGCCAACGGCACCTTGTAAACCTTGAACACCTTGGATACCGTCGTCACCAGTAACGCTTTCGCCCTGTACACCTACAGTACCTTGAATACCTTGTAATCCAAGTAAACCTTGAACGCCATCAGCGCCAGTAATACCTTGAACCATAATACCTTGAATACCCTGAGCACCTGTTTCGCCTACACCATCAGCACCTTGAACACCTTGGATACCTTGAGCAGCCTGTGTACCTTGCGTACCTTGTGGACCTTCTGGGCCATCAATACCTTGAGGACCGGCGACATTACTTGGATTACCTTGAACACCTTGAACACCTTGAGGTCCAGTACCGCCAGGTCCTTCGTCACCTTGTAAACCTTGCATACCCTGTAATCCAAAACCAGCAGGACCATCATTACCCTGCATACCTTGAACACCTTGGCCGCCGCCACCTTGAATACCTTGGAAACCAAATCCAGCTGGACCGTCACCACCTTGAATACCTTGTACACCCTGCGATTGACCTGCCGGGCCTTGAAAACCTTGGAAACCTTGCGCACCATCGTCGCCTAAATCGCCTGAGGTACCTTGCAAACCTTGAACAGAACCTGCAGGTCCTTGAACACCTTGCCCACCAAAGCTACCATCAGTACCTTGAAAACCTTGGAAACCCTGCATACCTTGAATAGATCCTGCAGGTCCTTGAACACCTGGATCACCATCTTCGCCAGCAGTACCTTGTGGACCAGTTTGACCAGGCGTACCAGCGGAACCTTGAATTCCTAATCCATCATTACCATCGGTACCTTGTAAACCTTGAACAGAACCAGCCGGTCCTTGGATACCAGGTCCGCCATCAGCACCTTGAATGGCAATACCATCCGCACCTTGAATACCTCTTTCACCTTGCAATCCGTCGCCACTACCGCCACTACCGGCCGGACCTTGAACACCTTGAGCACCGGGCGCACCAGCACCACCGCCGCCTGCACCTACACTAGTCCAAGTAGTACCTTGGAATCCTTCAAACTGTTTGGATGCAGTATTAAAACGTAACTGGCCTTCTTGACCAGCTGGTCTTTCTCCAGTTGTACCGGCAGGAATTTGAGCCGCGCCTGTTTCGCTTGTTCTTGGAGTAATGGCATCGAAGTTATCGTCCATTTCCTGATATGTTAAAGCACTACCCTTATCGCCGCGTTTAGTAATTGCCATTATGTTGTTTCCCCGTCTTGGTTGTAGTATTTACCGACATATGCAACAAAACCGCTTCCAGTGGATCCTCCACTCGGTGCGATGTATCCGTCAAGTACATAGCCGGCCAACACATACAAATCTTGTGCGTTACCGTTTTCTATATTTATATAACCATCGACCACATAATTTGGAAGAACGTATAAGTGCGAGTTACCGTCAACTGCATATGGCTCAATATATCCTGGGTTATTTTCAATATAATCAAAATTAGAATATTCAAATAGTTCTCTTTCGGCATCAGTAAGAGGAACTAAGAACTGGTAGCATTGATCTATTAATTGTTGTTTGAGTACTGGATCTGTTTCAGCCGCAATTAACGGTAACAGTGTAGCATAGTCTGGATTAGCCACCTGCGTTTACCTTACTTGATCCTTCTGATGATGCATTGGCAGGCCAAGTATCATGACCTCCAGTAGCGTCACCTTTACGATGAACACCCTTGCCACCAACTTTAACTTTACTTGAAAACCCAACAACTGGATCTCCACAGGCAGTTGCGTCGCCTTGCCTAATAACATATTTACCTTCTACCTTCACATTTGTTTGCGATGATTTATAAGGCGTGCGATGTTCTGGATTAGGCGTTGGTGATGCATGACCGATATGTCTATGTGCAGTTGTTGAAACTTCTGGCATTTGATTTCCTTATAATTGTGGTACTAAGCTATCCATATCAAAGTTAACACTTACACCACATCCACAGCTACTATGAGCATTTGGATTTTTAATTTCAAAGTTTGAGCCAACTAAACTTTTAACGTAATCTACTTCTGTTCCAATCAAAAACATGACTGCGTGAGATTTAACTGCAAAGTATCCTTCATTACATGTAATTACTTCATCACCTGGTTCTAAGTCTTCTACCTTTGCGGTACCCCACTCATATTCGAAACCAGCACAGCCTCCGCCTTTAACGCTAAGCGTAATCGCATAGCATTTATTCTCTTTACATAGTTCGCTAATTTGGTGATCAGCGTTTGGTGTGACTGTGCAAATAGTCATTAATTATTCCTTGTTAAAGCGGATGCCCTATACCGGGCACCCTGAAAAGCTTAAGCTGCTTCTAGTAATTGTTCTTTTGCAATTATATATTCTTTTACTAAACCAGATCTGACGATATCATCTACGCCAAATCTAACTACGTCAAAGCTTCTAATTGCGTCTAAAACCTTTATAAAGTCGTGCAACCCTGTGATATCTGCTCTATTTCTAGATTGTTGTAAATCATCCTGTTTCGTGTCTCCACAGAAAATAATCTTTGATGATTCTCCAACTCTTGTGATAATACTATCAAGTTCGTGGTATGTCATTGATTGGCATTCATCTACAATGATGACTGCGTTATCAAATGTGAGTCCTCTTACAAACGATGACGTTTTAAACTCTATCATTCCTTTTGTCTTTAAAACTTGATAAGCATCCTTTCTTTGAAATAGTTCGTTAACGATATCAGTGTATGGTGCTTCAAACACTGCCTCTTTTTGTGCCTGAGAACCTGGCATGAAACCCTGTTCCCTCGTTTGAACTGCAGATCTAATTATGACGACTTTTTCATACTCTCCTTTCTGTAGTACATCATTGAGTGCCAAGTATGTAGCACACATTGTTTTTCCTGTACCTGCTGTTCCGATGGCGGCTAGATTGTATCCTTGTTTATAAGAGTCAAATAAGTCAGATTGAGATGGTGTGAGTGGGTTAATCTTTCGCATTGCGAACTTTTGATTTAAGATGCCCATCATATGGTCTTGTTCTCTTTCTACTCTTCTTTTTTCTTTACGGGATAGTCTTCGCTGTTTTGCCATGAAACCTCCTAATGGTATTTTACCATGTGTTAATTTTATTTGCCACCCCATCTTTTTTAATTGAACCGGGATGATGCTTTTTCACATTCTTTAGAACATCACGAAACGCATCGTCAGGTTTTCTTAAACCTAAACGAACAGAGTCACCAAGTGCTGGTGCGTTCACAATCAATTGTTTAATGTTTGGATTTTGATCTAGGTATTCTTGACGTTCGGCCATTGACAAAATTCTGTCAAAGCGTTCGCCATTTTCAGTGTTTTCAAAAGTATAAGTAGGCATTAACTCTCCTATTTTAATTACAAAAAAAGGAACCAAATTACGGTTCCTTACCGCATAGTATATCACCTATGCTTATATTTATATAATTGATGTGTTAGCCAACAATTGTTTCGTAAATTTCTTTCCAGTTATTACAACGTGGCATGTCACCAACGAAGGAATCTTTGTTGAAAGGATGATTTACCAAAATACTATCAAGACCAAGAGTACGACCAAGAACTGCATTCTCGACTTTATCTTCAATCCACCAACATCCGGTGTTACGATATGGTTCAAGTGCTTCATCTTTGTCAGCACCAGTATCTACATAAACATATGACTCAAACACGGTAGGACCAAACATTTCAATTAAGTTTTTTGTACGAAGGTGACCAGCATAAGGGTCAGTACTAAGTGAACTGATTACACGAAAGATATAACCATGTTCTTCATGTAATTTACGTACATACTTAATAGCATCGCGAAGAGGTGGAAGCTTACGAATCCAAGCTGACTCGTTAAACATCCGAACTAGACGTTCCTTTTCTTCAAATTCTAAGCTAAAACGAGTACCAATATCGTATTCGTTTTCGCCATTAGCGACTTGAACGTAACCGTGACGTTCCATCCATTGTGTAAATGAGTGGACCCAGTCAAGTAGAACTCCGTCTACGTCAGTTAAGATTACTTTATTATTTAGCATATATTTTCACTTTCTTTCATTTTATATTCGTATTATAACAAAAAGGGGATTGAATGTCAACCCCCTTTTTTAATTTTATTTTACACCCATCATAGGTCCAAAGCGACGTTGCATTGCTTTCAGTTCAGCTTTGAAAAGTTTTCCGGATTGTCCACACTTATAAACGTATGGCATTTTATAGTTGCGAGGTTTAAAGTCAACCAACTCATCACCCATATGGTTTTTCATATGCAAACCTTCCATCTCAACCATTTGTTTTAGTAGAGCGGAGCTTACTGTTTCTGCACCTTTAACTTTTGCTTTAACCTTGATGTCGGCTTCAGCTGAGTCAAACCTGATGTTACCAATTTCGAATTCTAAGTTGGCGCCAAATTTGTTAAGAACATTTTGCATTTCAACGCGAAGAGCTTTAAGAGTTACTTGGTCGAATTTTGTTACTTTTTTCATTTGGTAGATCCTTTTTGTTTTACCTTATACAAACAATATAACATATTAAAACGGTATTGTCAACAGTTAATTTGATTTAATTACAAAAAAGAATCGTTTATAAACAACTACTTATTATTTTTTTTCGAAAGATTGAAATCGTCTTCTAACCAGCGCTCTGAAAGCTTTGATTTTCGCTTTTCTCTACGTTGCTTTTTACGATTTTCTTTCTTAGAAGAATAGTCGTCATTGTCTCCCCATTCGTCGTCGTCCCATGTTTCTCGGAATGATTTACGCTTAGCCATATTCTTAACCTATTATGCTGTTTCTTTAATTAATTGTGGAAATGCTTCGTTGATTACTTTTAAGGAAATACCTTTAAAGGGCTTTTTACAGATCATGTAATTAGCTAACAATTCTGCATCATCATTATCAATGTCTTCTAAAAACGATATAAAGAGTGATTCACGTTTTACTTGTTTGATGTCGTCGTATCCACCACCTTTTACAAAAATACGAAGACGACGGGAGTCAGATATAAGCATAGCTTTAGCTTCATCTTCGTAATCATTTTTGTTCCAAGGCGGAGGAGTATTAGGAATTAAAAACTCTATCGAAGGATCGTAAGTAGCTTGAACAACAGTGCGTAATGCAAAGCTATCATGCTTTTGAAGATTTGCAACCTTTTCTGCAGTTGATTTCAACTTGCCAGTTTCAGCTACGATTTCACTTATTGATATATGTACCGCCATTTAAAAATCCTGTATGTCAGTGATAAGATGTTTCAGTTTTTTCTGAATAAAGTAATTAAACAGATGTTCTCGACCAATATTCTTTTCTTCATTGTACTCTGCACGAATTTGATCTTGATACTTTTGAGGAATTTCAGATAGATCAATCATCATTTTGTTACGATAAAATCTACGTAGAGTTTCCTCATCCATATTTTCAGTACCGTCTGAATACAATGCAAGACGCTTTTTGGTCATTGCTTTTTGACGCTCACCAACAGCTAAACAGTTATCAGGTGACAAGATGTTTGGTACACCATCGCCCGTGTCACCTTTAAGAATATGTTCTTCAAGGTACTGAGCTGGCTGGTCGTGACGAATCCAACGCTTGCGGATTGGATCGTATTGATCTACGTTTGCGTACTTTTGAAGTTGAATAAAGTCTTTATCAGCCGATAGAATAAGGAACTTTTCAGAACCAATATTAAGCTCAGATCCATGTTCATGGATGACCGTACCGATAATATCATCAGCTTCGCAATGGTCAATATGGATTACTTTATAAGGGAAGTAATCTTTAATTTCAGAACGAAGGTTATTCATAATTTCAAAAAGTGCATTCCAATCGAGTTCAGATTTATCACGACCAGCTTTGCGGTTTGCTTTATAGTATGGATAAGCTTCTTTGCGCCAGGTATTTTTACCGTCAGCACAAACAACGATTTCTCCATACTCTTCTG